CCTTTCTTTGTCCACGAAAGACCATTCGTGGTTGAAACGGTCAAGAAAGATGTCACGCAAAAAAGGAACGAAACGAAATTCATATGCATAGCCGACCGCCTTGCCAGCAAAATAGGCATGGTCGGACAGCTGCTGGTTGAGATTTGCACGCATGTTGAATTTGGCAAGATTCTTTCCCATTAAGGGCACAGTGAAGTGGAACCCAGAATAAGAAGGAATAAAATTTTTGCTAAGAAAAGAACAAGAAACCAAATGTGTTCTTCTGAACACTTTGGCCTCCATCTTAGCTTCGGCTGCCAAACTCTCATACGTCTTGCAAGCGTAACGCTTGAGCCCAACTATGCGGGCCAGCATATCGTCGCCGAGCAAAAGAGCTCGGCTACGTTTAGCTCTTATAACAATAAGGAACGTGTAAAGAATGCAACCGTTCCACATGCAATTGCGGAACGTTGTGTCAGTAGCCCCAGTGGGTAACTCATGGTCAAGCTTAGCGGACACGCCATGCTTCTTGTTTGTGACTTCGAACGAGTCAGTTTTTGCGTGTAAACGCAAAAACCACTCTGGACAACCAAGACGACGCATGAACATGACCTCAAGCGCTTGAACATCAGCGCACTGGAGCATATCATTCTTTGAAAAATCACTCTCAATAAACTCACCATCTTGCTTGTCGAGAAAAGGAACGTAATCGACCGGCGTTTTCTTATAAGCCAGGCGAAACTGGTAATCACCGGTAGTGCCCTCACAACACAAGTTAAACCGGCGCATTAATTCATTAAAGATCGGCCCAGACACTGCGTTATACAAGTCAGTGCCCTTGAATATAACGCGGGGTGCCCAATTTGGCTTGTGGCCGACCAGCAACGCCTCAGTTTTGACGAACACCTCCTTGCGGGAGTAGTCCTTGAGGCGGGAAGTACAAAATTGGTCAAGTGCATTAACCATGCGCACTTGTTTCTCTTGGCCAAACTTTGAATTCCAAGAATCGAAAAGTTCCTGGTTCCAAGTAAACTCGGGGAGAAAATCAGGACAAAGTAAATGAAAGAACGAAAGAGATCCAGAAATTACCCTAGGCGTGGCCCGATCGTGACTAAGGTAATTTCATCTCTTTCTAAAAGCAGCCATGAAATTGTGATAACCGTTGTCTGGGACAACGGGATGGAAACCTTTCAAAAGGGGGCCTCCTTGCCGG